CAAAGACTATCAACAAGAACTTAGATACTTGCTGGAAACACAAACAAGAATAGACTATATCAGTGCATTGATTAACAAAATTGCTGAATCAGGCAACACACTGGTACTGGTAGATAGAGTAGGCCCTGGAAAAGAATTAGCCAGTAAAATCAATAATGCTGTATTTGTCAGCGGCGCAACCAAAGCCAAAGATCGAAAGGAAGAATATGATGAAATTGCTGTTTCAAACGGGAAGGTTATTGTGGCGACTTATGGTGTGGCCGCTGTGGGCATTAATATTCCTAGGATCTTTAATTTGGTTCTTGTGGAACCCGGAAAGAGCTTTGTCAGGGTTATACAATCTATTGGGCGAGGTATTAGGAAAGCGCAGGACAAGGACCATGTTGAAATTTGGGACATCACATCAACCTGCAAATTTGCCAAACGACACCTTACCAAGCGAAAGGCCTTTTACAAAGAAGCAGAATATCCATTCAGTTTGGAAAAATTAGAATGGAAGTAAAACGCATAGTTGTCTGTGGGGATAGTTTTTGTGCTGCTGCGCCGACACTCCCGGGAACACATTTTAGCGAATTGTTAACCAGTAAATACAATTATGAGGTAGTGAATTTATCTCGACCTGGTACCTCCAATGTTTCTATTTGTTTTCAAATTGAACAAGCAATAAAATTAAATGCCGATTTTGTTATATTTGCAAATACAGATGTAAGCAGAATCGACATTCCAATTAAATCATATCAGTCTGGCTTAGGTATTGCAAATTTTGATTCAAACATATACAGCAATACTATTCCTTCTTTTATCGACGGTCGCTCTGATGTTATAGATAAGTTTCCAAACAATAAAGAATTGTTTACAGCAATAAAATATTATGTTAATTTTCTTTTTGACTACGGACTAAATGCAGAAATAAATGAATGGATGATAAAATATTGGGTGTCAGTTTTGGAACAAAAAAGAATTAATTATTTGTGGATTAACAAGCATCCTATGTGGGATATAGTTAACAAATATGTCATTGAAAACTCTGATAAAATTGGCGACTGTACATATCATACTGATTCGATTACACAAGTAAACTTAGCAGACAAAGTTAAAAAATATATTGACAATTTGTAAAGTTAGTTTATACTAACAACAACTTAACTAACCAAATATGAGATTATTAACCTTAGAACATAATATAGCCTACGAACTAAATGAAATACCTGAAGAAGTAGATGATGTGAGATTTTGTGTGCTGGATAACAGTGACCCAAAAGAACCCGATTACTTTTTCATACCTTTGATATTTTTAGAAAGTTTTAACAGCCCTGCATTGGTACTTAACATTGGCGGTAACATAGTGAAAATGCCCATGGATTGGCAAATTCTAATAGGGGAGCCAGACCTGGGTGATTTAGAAGTTGTTCCTTTAACCAGCATCAATGACCGAGGATTTAGTGCTTTTGCATTTAATCCTTTGGCCAGTTTTAGACCTGAATTTTTTAAGATAGAAGTTGTTGATATCTATCAAGACATAAGATGGTATTTTCCTAAATTAAAACCAGGACAAATGTTGGCTGTGCCCTTAGAAACTAATAAAGAAAAACCGTTGTGTGTTTATTTTGTTAAAGATATAAGTAGACAAAGTGAAGTAGTAAATTATACCAAAGTCTGGTAAAAAGGATTTGTATGAAATCAGAACACGAATGGATACATGATCTACATAAACTCAGTGTTATGTATAATCAACAAAGACCGCATAGAGATTTTCAAGCCAATGAAGTTTATAAATTCGTCGAATGGATTTACAAACAATATGGATATTTTTATAGTAAACCAGAACTAACAAATAAGGATCATTAATGAAGTCTTTTTTGCAGACTTTGATGGAAACACACAATCAAAATCCTAGTACAACTTGCGAACCTGTTTACTTAGAACGACCAGGAAAATTATTATTGCTTTTCAAGAAATATAATATTACAAGTGTATTTGATAGTGGTTGTAAAGATCTTCATTGGGTCAGGCATTTTGATTTTGTTGAAAACAATATAAAATATATTGGTGGAGAAATAAGTCAGTTCATGGTAGATATTGCCAAAAACTTATTTCCCAACTATGAAATTATACAACATGACGGAACAACAGATTCTTTTCCTGAAGTTGATTTATTGTTATCTAGTGATGTATTAATACATTTAAGCAGTGAAGATAAGATAAAATTCTTAAAGAATTTTTGTGCTAGCAGTATAAAATATTTGTTGATGACTGACAGTGCTTGGCCAGAACCTAATGTAGATTTAATATACCGCGAAGGCATTTTTCCGTTCGAAAATATATCTTGGTACAAAGAACCTTGGAATTTTCCAAAAGCAATCGATACTATAAGTGATTATGACAATGATGAAAGACTTAAACTTTGGGATCGCGATCAAATACAGCAGGTGTTAGATAAATTATGAAAAAGAAATTAATGGTCTGCGGTTGCAGTTTTAGTGCCCCTAGTTCGGTGTTGCCGGGTACTAGTTATGCTGAACTATTAGCCAAAAAATTAGATTGGGACCTTATACAACTGGCCAGACAAGGTTGCAGTAACGGGGGTATTCGTATTCAAATTGACGAAGTTATTCGTCAAAAACCAGACTTTGCTATCATTGCTCCTACTTTTCATGATAGGATGGAACTACCAGCAAGCGCTGCTCCGTATACTCCTAAAACAAATGAACATAAAGGATGGAACAGCGATTTACAACAACATTTACAAAATAAAGAAATTAAAAATGGTTATGATGCCGGCGATGGTATTTTAAATGTAAATTATCCTGGTAAACCTTATAATATGATATGTGAAACTATTTTTAGTTTAGCAGAGAATTATGATCATCCTTATCGCAGCACAAAAATTGACAAACATACACAAAATGCAGTCAAACAATATATAAATCATATCTACGACAGTAACTGGAAGCATCAAATGGACACTTGGATCATTCGAGATGGCATAGTTCAAACTTATCTTGCTGGCGTTAATTTTATTTTGTTGCCAGACAACTTATGGAATGTTAGCACAGTTCGCAGTATAATTCCCAATATTGTCCCTGATAAATTTATAATTACTAAAGGCGAACATACTCCTGCACATGCCACATACTTGTATCCTTTGAAAGATAAAAACAAAGATCCAGGATATCACGGGGAACCTGAAAGTCAGCAATATTTGGCCGACATATACTATAATATTATTGTTAACTGGAATTAATGATGAAAGTTGCCTGCGTTGTTGCACATCCTGACGACTGTGTTATTTTTGCAAGGCCTTTTATTGACAAATTTTCATCTTGGTCTTGGCATATATTTTATTTGACTTATGAACTATTTCATCCCCGGGTGCGCGAAATGCATGAGTATTGGTATAAACAAAGAAATATACCAGTAACTAGTTTGGGATATGTGGACACGCATTTGGACATGGAAAATAATCAGTTAAGTTTTAATGAATCGGCTGCGTCAAAAGAAATCTTAGGCATTGTGTCAAATTTTGATCTAGTTTTAACTCATAACAGCGATGGCGACTACGGTCACATTCATCATAAATTTGTCAGTGAAGCAGTGACAAAAAGTGCAAAACCTGTAGTGTATTTTGCCAACGACCAACAAGCTAATTTTATAACTCAAACAAATACAGAGTTGGATTTAAAACAATTTCCTTTACATCGAGATGTAATCGGTGGTTTTAACAAAATTAATATGGGTAAGTATTTTATATCACCCTCGGCACATACTTTAATTTATGGGAACACTTAAACCGGGCGTAACTTATATCTACGAACGAGTAGGTAACATAACATATGCAAGAGAGGCTGGCAGCAGCCCCGATACAAGATTCGAAATTGGTAGAATACACGATGCCACAGATTTTGACAGGGAACAAGATATTCTTTGGGCAGAAATTAGAAAACTTGCAAAAAATGAATTATCTTTACAAGCAGAACTAGATCGTGTTATAATGCTATATTATCTTATCAAAGACGATAACAAAGAAATTCAGCATCATTCAGTGTAATGGACAAATTATCAATAAACAATGAAATGGCACAGATGGATGCCAAAAATTACAGCTTCTATGACGAACTCTCAGAAGAAGAACGCAAAAAGTTTAGTACCTACTTAATGCTGCGTTATGCAGCCAGTGTACAAGGATCGCCGGACTTGCAAGAATGGTACTTGCGAGCTACCAATGACAGAGTAAATCAAAATTTCTTTGATTTGGGCAGGCACCCAAAGCTGCAATGGTTATTGTGTACAACTGTCAGTCCGGGTATGGGCACACAAAGACATTATTGGCAAGCAGCCAAAAAGAAAGACAGTGCTAATAATAAAGCTGTAAAATTTATAATTAAACTTTATCCACATATTAAACAAGATGAAGCAGAGCTATTAGCTGAAATAAATTCAGACAAAGATTTGAGAGAACTAGATAAAAA